CAACCACTTTCCTGCTGTACTTAATGAAGACGGTTTCATTGGTCCACCAAGATAGATATATCCTCGACCTATTCGGTCGAGGTTTTTTTCTTTTTGCCTCTTTTGCTTCTTCTTTGTCTTCGCAAAAGAAATACGACGCTGCACTTTACGCTTCCTGCCAGTCTTGCGACCACCTCGAAAGCGGCTAGCACCATACATTGCACCCGCTCCGCCAAATTTGGCGAGCGACGCGAATCGACTTCGGCTTCCTCCTCGAAATGCTCTTCGCAAATACTTCGTAACCATGAAGATAACTTTTTTCTCACCTATTTATACTCTCAATTCTGTGCTGCGCCACATGAGAATTGAGAACTCGCGCCTGTAAGTAATACTTAATTCTCATTCGAGAATTGGTCTTACAGGCGCTTTCTGTCTACCCCATGTCACCCCTCCCTTCGGGGGGGGCCCCGCCTACGGCCACATGGGGTGATAGGTTTGAGGCTCGCTCACGCGAACCACGATTTTTCTATGTTCTTGTCTCGGTATTGCGGTGAAACTATATCTCCGAGCGGAGAATCGGCTGCCGATTGGCCGATGCCGATTCGCCGATTCGGCGAGGGCTGTGTGCTAAGGCTGTGGGGTGGCACCGGAGCATTAGGGTTAGAGTAGCCCTAATTTGTATATAAGAAGAGAGAAATCCCCATAATTCTCATCACCAAATGGCATCATGGCAACAAGAAGACAGGGAATCTACTGGCTCCTCACGATTCCCCACCATGACTGGGTCCCCCATCTACCGCAGGGAGTCAATTGGGTCCGAGGACAACTGGAACGCGGGTCAGACACAGACTACCTTCACTGGCAGATCCTTGTGGCCCTCTCTTCAAAGGGCAGCCTGGCTTGCATCAAACGAATCTTCGGAAACGGAATCCACGGTGAGCTCACCAGATCAAGAAGTGCCAACGATTATGTCTGGAAAGAAGAAACCAGAATTGAAGGAACACAATTCGAACTCGGTACCAAACCATTCAAGAGAAACGACTCCAATGACTGGGACTCAATCTGGGGATGTGCAATGGGTGGAGACTTCCTATCCATTCCAGCAGAGATACGTGTTCGTCATTATCGCACGTTGCGAGCAATTGCAGCAGACTACGCTCAACCAATTGCTATGGAGCGAACTTGCTATCTATTCGTCGGTCCAACTGGGACTGGAAAATCTCGACTTGCTTGGGAGCGTGCCGGTATGGAAGCTTACTGTAAAGATCCCAACTCAAAGTTTTGGTGCGGTTACAGTGGCCAAGAGAGTGTTGTCATCGATGAATTTCGTGGTCGAATCGATGTCTCACACCTATTACGATGGCTTGATCGTTATCCAGTCAATGTGGAAATTAAAGGATCAAGTATCCCGTTACGTGCAAGATCCATTTGGATCACATCCAACTTGGATATTGAACAATGGTATCCAGAACTCGATGAACTAACTCTCAAAGCTTTAAAACGAAGAATCACCGTAACAAGATTTAATGATTTTTTTCAATAAACTTTTATTAAATCTCAACTGGTACAATAACACTATCTTCCTGATCAATTTCTTGCAGATCAGCAAGATTAGCACCCGTAGGTACTCTATATGGCACAAACAAATTACTAGAAATTCTGTCAGCGTTACCGCTGACAGAACAACAAACTGTTTTCACCTGAGCTACCCAGCCAACTTCCACTGGTGCATAAGTCGGCAAATCCAATCCGCCAGCCGTATTATCATTAACCAGCTGACCCAAAGCACGTACACCCACAACATACGTGCGTCCACCAACAAACAATGTCCCATCAGTAACATATTGCGCATCAACTTCTTGATTCACAATTTTGTTCACAATATTTTTAATTTTCAAAGTATGAGTAGCACCACTAGTCAACATAATTTTATCCTGCGCACGAATTTTCCAAAACTGTCTAAAGTGCGCACTTTCCAAAGGATGAGCATAAGGATGATCACGATCACCAAAACCACGGGCGACACCAGCTGCCGTACCGGGAGCTCCAAACGATTCAACAATAGCGAAAGGATCGTTAACATAACCATCCTGCCATGACGTGTGCGGATCCTCACGCCCAGATTTTGTACATTCAAACACAAACACGTCAACATTGCATGACACACTGCTGAAATTCGTAAACATAATGTCTACAACATTATATAAAATACCGAATCTATCATTTTTCATTCCCAACGACAATGAAGGCATTACTGATGAACCAGTACTGGTAGCGTAAGGATTCATCTGACGTAACGCTGTATCATTCTCCAGATACCCAAAAGGCGTCCCAGTCGAAACAGTTGTTTGTGACGATGTATTCATACCAAACAACGAAGTTGTCAACTGTTTACCCGCAGTCCCAGACAGTCTACCCGAATGGGACTGCCTATACAACCACTTTCCTGCTGTACTTAATGAAGACGGTTTCATTGGTCCACCAAGATAGATATATCCTCGACCTATTCGGTCGAGGTTTTTTTCTTTTTGCCTCTTTTGCT